GGTGATAGAGTGACATTGGAAGGTAACACAAACGAAAATCAATATCAAACATTGATTAACTATGCTGAAGTGACAGCAGTTGATACAACTTCTTCTTATGACACTGGACTATTCGGAACACAATTGACAGTTGATGTTGATACTTCTGGAATTGTTACAGCATTTTATGGTGCAGATGCAACATTAAGAGGATCAGTAAGAGTTGCTGCCATCGCTAATGGTGGAACTGGCACTTTATTCGTACAACAAGTTCAAGTATCCGGAGTAGCCTGATGAAACTTATCAGAGAAGAAATCGAATCAGTAGAATTTCTTGTCGAACAAAAGAACGGCAAGAAGTCAATGTATATTGAAGGAGTTTTCCTTCAGGGTAACATCAAGAACCGCAATGGTCGTATGTACCCAATGGAAACGCTTCGCCGTGAAGTTGCTCGTTATAGTGAAAACCATGTCCAGGCAGGTAGAGCACTTGGCGAACTTGGTCACCCCGATGGTCCAACCGTTAATCTTGATAGAGTTTCGCACAAAATCGTTTCTCTGAGAGAGAGTGGTTCTAACTTCATTGGTAAAGCAAAGATCCTCAACACACCAATGGGTAAGATTGCATCTTCTTTAATTGAAGAAGGTGTAAAACTCGGTGTTTCTTCTCGTGGTATTGGTTCACTCAAAATGACAAGAGAAGGAATCAATGTTGTTGGTGACGACTTCATGTTAGCAACTGCTGCTGATATCGTTGCTGACCCTTCTGCTCCTGATGCATTTGTTGAAGGAATTATGGAAGGTAAAGAATGGGTATGGGATGGAGGCATTCTTCGTGAGAAGTATGCAGAAAAAACATACAAAACAATTAATACACTTGTTGATCAAAAACGTCTCGATGAGCAGAAACTTAATCTGTTCAACGACTTTTTGAATAACTTGTAAATTCTTAATTTATAAATAAATATAGTTTAATAACTAAGGATACGGAGAGTTCAAATGTCTCGTGGCAAGCAATTACAAGAAATGGAAGTAGGCACTAAACCATCCAAAACTGCTGTTAACGCTGGCGCTAAAGCAGGGGAGGGTATGCAATCATTGACTGGTTCAACTCCAGGTCAAACCGGTTCATGGGAAGATCTTGGTGGACCAACACCTGATAACTATAAGCCAGACGATGATTCGGCAAAGCTGAAGACTCCTGGTGGAACTCTTAAGCAGGTCAGAGACGTTGTAAACAAAGGCGCAGGAAAAGCAGATCCAATGAAAGGTATGAAGGAAGAAGAAGAACTTGAAACCGAAGAAACAATCGAAGAAGATCAAGAGATCGTCGATGAGGTTGTTGAAGAGGAAGTAGAAGAAAGAAAGGTATGAAGGAAGAAGAAGAACTTGAAACCGAAGAGACAATCGAAGAAGATCAAGAGATCGTCGATGAGGTTGTTGAAGAGGAAGTAGAAGAAACTCCTGAATATGATATCGAAGAGGATGTCAATGCTCTTCTCGGTGGTGAAGAACTCTCCGAAGAATTCAAAGAAAAAGCAAAAACAATTTTTGAAGCAGCAATCAATGCTAAAGTTGCACTAGTTCAAGAGAGAATCGAAGCACAATATGCTGAGAGACTCGAAGAAGAAGTAGAAGAAGCAAAAGAAGCACTTGCTGAGCGCGTCGATTCCTACTTGGAGTACGTCGCAGATGAGTGGTTCTCTGAGAACGCACTCGTCATCGAACATGCACTCAAGAGCGAAATGACTGAGAGCTTCCTCTCAGGCATGAAGGATCTTTTTGAAGCACATTATGTAACCATCCCTGAAGATAAATATGATGTTCTTGAAAGCATGGTAGAAAAACTTGATGATATGGAGACAAAACTCAACGAGCAAATTGAGAAAAACATCTCCCTCAACAAGCGTCTCGCAGAGTCGGTTGCTGATGGAATCTTAGATCAAGTCTCTGAAGGTCTTGCACAGACTCAGAAAGAGAAGCTCGCCTCACTTGCTGAAAGTGTAGAGTTTGAAAGTGAAGAAGAATATCGTGAAAAACTGGAGACTTTGAAGGAGTCATATTTCTCCTCAAAGGCAGTTTCTCCATCCGCTAAGTCAGAAACCCTCTCTGAGGGAGTTGACCAATCACCTGAGTTCTACTCAAATTCGATGTCAACATACCTGAGAACTTTGGGTTCATTTAGCAAAAACAACTGAATTTAACATTAAATCAAACGTAACATTCTCACATAGGTAAACGCAAATGTTCCAATCAGAGCATCTGCAGGAAAAGTGGGCACCTCTCCTCAACTATGAGGGTCTTGATCCAATCAAAGATTCGCATCGTAGAGCGGTAACCGCCGTCCTGCTGGAAAACCAAGAAAAATTCCTCCGCGAGCAATCCGCATTCGAAAGTGGCGGTATGCTCATGGAGCAACCAACAATGAACACTGGATCCACTGCTGGAACTCCAGGTTTCAGTGCTGGTGCAGCCGAAACTGGTCCTGTTGCTGGTTTCGATCCCGTTCTGATCTCACTGATCAGACGCTCCATGCCTAACCTGGTCGCTTATGACCTGGCTGGCGTTCAACCAATGAATGGTCCTACTGGACTCATCTTCGCAATGCGTTCACGCTATGGTACAAACCGCACCACTGGCGACGAAGCATTCTACAACGAAGCAGATTCGGCATTCTCCGGTCAACCATTCGGTCGTGACGACAATGGTGGTTTCTCCGACACCGCTGCTGGTATGGGTACTACCGCTCAGAGCGGAACCAACCCATCTGTCCTGAACCCTGTTTCAACCGCATCCTCAACTGGCTACAACGTTGGTCAGGGTATGCGTACCGATTCAGCAGAAGCTCTGGACGGCACCACTGCTAACGCATTCAACCAGATGAACTTCTCGATCGAGAAGGTCACGGTTACTGCAAAGTCAAGAGCACTGAAGGCTGAGTACAGCCTTGAGCTTGCACAAGACCTGAGAGCAATCCACGGTCTGAATGCTGAAGCAGAACTTGCTAACATTCTCTCAACTGAGATCCTCGCTGAGATCAACAGAGAAGTCATCAGAACCATCTATAAGGTTGCTGAGCAAGGTGCTGTTTCTAACACTGCTACCGCTGGTATCTTCGACCTGGACGTTGACTCCAATGGTCGTTGGTCCGTTGAGAAGTTCAAGGGTCTCCTGTTCCAAATCGAGCGCGACGCTAACGCAATCGCACAAAGAACTCGTAGAGGAAAGGGCAACATCATCCTGTGCTCTGCTGACGTTGCTTCAGCACTGACCATGGCTGGTGTTCTCGACTACACCCCTGCACTCAACGCTAACCTGAACGTTGATGACACTGGCAACACCTTTGCTGGTGTTCTGCAAGGTAAGTATCGTGTTTATATCGATCCTTATTCTGCAAACCTGACCGCAGGTAACTCAAGTGCTGGTAACCAGTACTACGTTGTCGGTTATAAGGGTTCTTCACCTTATGACGCTGGTCTGTTCTATTGCCCATACGTTCCTCTCCAGATGGTTCGTGCCGTTGGCGAGAACTCCTTCCAGCCTAAGATCGGCTTCAAGACCCGTTATGGTCTCGTCGCTAACCCATTCGCTGAAGGAACCACTCAGGGTCTCGGTGCTCTCACCGTTAACCAGAACCGCTACTACAGAAGAGTTGCTGTTAAGAACCTCATGTGATCTATACTCACAAGAGTTAATTGGAGGGGTCTTCGGACCCCTCTTTTTTTATCTAAATAATTAGAAAACAAAAGATGGCAATAACACCCATTGACAATAGAAATTTTTTATCACCTACAGGGTTTAAATTTACTCTGAAGAGAAGTCCTGGTGTTGCTTTCTTTTGCAATTCTGCCAATATTCCTTCATTAGATCTCGGAGTTGCAATTCAACCCACATATCTGAAAGACATTGATACTCCAGGTGACAAAATTAGTTTTGGTGATTTGACTTTAACTTTTCTAGTTGATGAGGATTTAACAAACTACATGGAAATTCAGAAGTGGATTCGTGGACTTGGATTTCCAGAATCCCCAAAAGAATTTTCTGATTTAGAAACTGGTGCAGTATTACCAAACAAATACTTTAGAAACTCTGGTGACAACATTTATTCTGACGGAACTTTACAGATCCTAAGCAGCAATTTGGTTGCAAAGTTCAACGTCAACTTTAAAGATTTATTCCCATACTCCTTGTCAACAATTACGTTTGATGCTACTGATACTGACATTCAGTACTTTACAGCAGACGTAAGTTTCAAGTATACTATTTACGATATAACCGATTTGAGCAACAATCCTTTATGATAGATCTTGACAAACTTCAAGAGATGTGGGAGAAGGATGCAAAGATTGATATGGATAATCTCCATACAGAATCTACCAATGTTCCCACTCTTCATGCAAAATACTTTGAATTATATAATACCATCTTTTTGATGAGAAAGAAAGCTGAGCAACAGCGAAAAAATATTCGTCACGAAAGATATGAATATTTCTCGGGTAAGGCAGACCCAGATGTTTATATAGAAAACCCTTTTCCAAAAAAGATAAGGGACAAAGATACAATGCAAAAGTATCTTGATGCTGACGAGAAACTTTCAACAGTCTGTTTGAAGATTGATTACTATGACACGATGCTTGTATACATTGAAAGTATTCTGAAGCAAATTAGTAATCGCACATATCAAATTAAAAATGCGATTGAGTTCATGAGGTTTAACTCAGGATTAGGTTAGAGGAAATGTGATGAAGTTAGAAATATATGATGACTACATTGATAAAAAAATATTAGAAGATCTTGAGTTGGATCTTCTAATGAATAAGCCATGGTATTTTGGATGCGATACTGATTGGGATAATCCAAATAGATCAATAACTTTGGCACATGTTATTCCAAGAGAATTATTCACTCCTGTTGAGAATTATTTTCTACAAAAACTGAACAAGAATTTTGATATTAGTAATATTGGTAGATGTTATTATAATTGTTTTAGAAAATGTGATAAACCAGGATTTCACACCGATCCTGGTGGGCACACACATATGTTTTATTTAAACCCTGAGTGGGAAGAATCTTGGGGTGGACATACAGAATTTAAAAAAGAAGAATCAGAAACTCCACAAAGAGTAGCACCGAAACCAGGAAGATTGGTTGTATTTGATGCTAGATGGATTCATAGAGGAACAGAACCTAGCACGTTTATGCCAGATAGAATTCCAGGAAGAATGAGCATAGCATTTCAGGAAAGAGAATAAATACCCATAGATGAATGGATTCATGTGATTGATACGACAGCCAATCTTGTTATCTCAAAATCCAACGAAGTATTTCTAAAAATAAAAACCGAACCTCATATTGAGTATGAATTGAGGGATCACTTCAAGTTTGAAGTTCCTAATATGAAATTCATGCCTCAGTATAGGAACAGGAATTGGAATGGAGAAATTCATTTATATGATATGAGATCCAAACAGATCTATGTGGGTCTTTTGGATAAACTTATAAATTTCTGTGAGCAGTACGGATATACCTATAAGTTTGAAAACAATAAATTCTATGGCACTCCCTATGAAGAGAATGATAACATTTCATATGAGGGTGTCAAGGATTATATGCAGTCCATTTGTGCCCATACTCCCAGGAAGTATCAAATTGAGGGAGTATATGATGCCCTAAAGCATAATAGAAAACTATTGATAAGCCCCACTGCCAGCGGCAAATCACTGATGGTTTATTCTGTCGTAAGATATTATGTGGATAAAGGACAAAAAATTCTTTTAGTTGTTCCGACGACATCTCTTGTAGAGCAGATGTACAAGGATTTCCTTGATTACGGTTGGGATGCTGATTCATATTGCCACAGAATCTATTCTGGAAGAGAGAAGAGTAATGATGCTCCAGTTACAATTACTACTTGGCAGTCAGTGTATAAACTGGAGAGATCTTTCTTTGAAGACTACAATGTAATTATAGGAGATGAAGCTCATCTTTTCAAGAGTAAGTCTTTAATATCTATAATGACAAAATTACATCATGCCAAGTATAGATTTGGATTCACAGGAACTTTAGATGGTACACAGACGCATAAGTGGGTCTTAGAAGGTCTCTTTGGACCATCATACAAAGTTACAAAAACTGATGAGTTAATGAGACAAGGATTCCTTTCTCAATTAGATATTCAGTGTCTTGTATTAAAACATTCACCACAAAAGTTTGAAACTTATGAGGATGAAATTCAATATCTTATTTCGCATGAGCAAAGGAATAGATTTATTACCAATCTTACTTTAGATCTAAAGGGAAATACTCTTGTTCTTTTTGCTAGAGTAGAAGCACATGGAGCAGTGTTATACGATCAGATAAATAAGAATAAGAGTGAAGACCGAAAGGTATTCTTTATACATGGCGGTGTTGATGCTGAAGAAAGAGAATTAGTTAGAGAAATCACCGAAAGAGAAAACAACGCAATTATTGTTGCCTCTTATGGAACTTTTTCTACTGGTATCAATATTAAAAATCTCCATAATGTTATCTTCGCCTCACCAAGCAAATCCAGAATCAGAAACCTTCAAAGCATTGGACGAGTTCTTAGAAAAGGAAAAGACAAAGTAAAAGCAACTCTGTACGACATCTCTGATGATTGTTCAACCAAGTCCAGAAGAAACTATACTCTCAATCATTTTATAGAAAGAATCAAAATTTATAATGAAGAAAATTTTAACTATGACATAATCACTATCCAATTAAAAGTATGATAGAGGACGATTTTTACGCAACAATTAAATTAAAAACAGGTGAAGAAATCTATGCAAAGGTAGCAGCTTCAGAAGAAGTTGACAGAACAATGCTTCTGGTTTCTAATCCAATTGTAATTGCCGAAATAAAAACAAAGAACGGCAATATAATGGGATACAAACTTGAACCCTGGCTTAAGACTACAAAAGAAGATATGTTCATCATTAATATTACTGATGTATTGACGATGACTGAATCTTCTGATATTGAAATGATATCAATGTATCAAAACTACGTTAGACAATCCAATAAAGAAGGAAACAATTCCAAACTCACTAGGAGCATGGGATATCTGTCAAACGTAAATGATGCAAAAGAGCTCTTAGAGAAAATCTTTAAGAGTACCTAGAGCCTTCTCTTTGAACCCAACAGAGTTATTCTACTGAGTATTTCAAAACTTGTCAACTATTAATGAAAGTGTTATACTTTCTACATAGATATGAAAAGAATTTATGATAACTTCAGGTATGACCAGAAGAAAGAGATCTGAACACTACGTAAACAATAAAGAGTTTCTTGCTGCTCTGGTTGAATACCGCAGCAATGTTGAAAATTCTTTTATTAAGAAGTATGGTAGGATTCCGACGAAAGATGATAGATCTGGTAGATGGGACACTAAACCTCCTATTCCTCGCTACATTGGAGAGTGTTTCCTGAAGATTGCCAATCACCTGTCATTCAAACCAAACTTCGTGAACTATATGTTCAAGGAAGATATGATCTCTGATGGCATTGAGAATTGTGTTCAGTACATTCACAATTTCAATCCAGAGAAGTCACAGAATCCTTTTGCATACTTCACTCAAATCATTCACTAC